CTATTGGGCCTACAAGTACGCCTACAAGTACAACTACAAGTACGCCTACAACAACACCTACACCTACAGGAACAGGAACGGGCACTGGCACAGGTACAACTACACCAACAACTACAAGTACAACTACACCAACAACTACACCAACAACTACACCAACAACTACAGGAACAACTACAGGAACTGGTACAGGCACTGGTACAGGCACTGGAACAGGGACTGGAAGAGATGGATTAATTATTGGTTTAGCTCAACAAGCACCAATTACCGAACAAATGTTTTCAAGAGAGTTATTTGAGCCAAAGTTTACGGAGCTAGATAACGTAGCTAAGGCTTTGGGAATGCTTCAATCTATAGGAAGACGATTCTAATGACATACTTAGATTTAATTAATAGCGTTCTACGAAGATTACGAGAGGACACTGTAGATACAGCTAATGGTACTGACTATTCTCATCTTATAGGTGATTTAGTTAATGACGCTAAAAAGATTGTAGAAAACTCTTTTGACTGGACTTCTTTGCGAGACTCTATAACTATTAACACTGTAAGTGGAACAGATACCTACTCACTTACTAACAGTGGTGATTTAGCTGTAATTAAAGATGTAATGAACACTACTTCTAAAAGGTTCATGAATTTAAGAAGTAAAGAATATTTTAACAACGTAACTTACAACACCACGCCACAATCAGGCTCTCCTGATTATTTTACATTTGTAGGCACGGATGCTAATAGAGATTTAAAAGTTCAAGTCTATCCAAAGCCTGATGCGACATACGCTTTAAGGTTTGATGTTGTTAAACCACAGACTGACTTGACCACTGACTCAGATAGTTTGTTAGTACCTACTAACCCTGTAATACAACTAGCTTACGCTATGGCTTTAAGAGAAAGAGGTGAAACTGGCGGTCAAAGTGCAGCAGAACAATTTGCTGTAGCTTCTACTGCTTTATCTGATGCTATTGCATTTGATGCTAACAGATACCCTTCTGAGTTAACTTTTCAGGTACGATAATGGCCCAGAAACTACAAAGCATAACTATTACGGCTCCAGGGTTTGCGGGTATAAACACCCAAGATGCCCCGTTAGCACAAGACCCTACCTTTGCGTCAGTTGCAGATAACTGCATTATTGACAAAGAGGGACGAGTAGCTGCGCGTAAGGGTTACGATATGGTATCTACCAATGGCCCTGCTGTACTAGGAAGCTCTGACGGTATAGAGGCTATACATCAATATAGAGATTCAGGTGGTAACACTAAAATATTTTCTGCTGGTAACAACAAGATATTTTACGGTACGTCTACTTTAACAGACGATACTCCTGGCAGTTATACAATTAGTGCCAATAACTGGAAGATAATTAACTTTAATGACCATGCTTACTTTTTTCAAAGAGCGCATGAGCCATTGTTATATACAAATTCTGTCGCTGATGTTGAAACAATGTCTTCTCATACTCACGCCACAGGCACACCACCACAGGGCAATGAAGTTTTAGCCGCATTTGGTAGGTTGTTTGTTGCAGACTTTGCAACGGATAAGTCTACTATATATTGGAGCGACCTATTAAACGGTCATGCTTGGACTGGTGGCTCTACAGGTTCTATAGACATATCTAAGGTATGGCCTAATGGATATGATGAGATTGTAGCCCTAGCAGCTCATAACGGGTTTCTTGTTATTTTTGGAAAAGACTCTATAGTTGTTTATGAGGGGGCTGACTCTCCTGCTTCCATGACTTTAGCTGATACTATATCAAATATAGGATGTGTCTCTAGGGACGCGGTTGTATCTACGGGTAAGGATTTAATCTTTTTAGACCGTTCAGGCGTAAGAAGTCTAGCAAGAACAATTCAAGAAAAGTCTTCACCCATTGGAGACATATCTAAGAATGTTAACAATGACATTAAAAATCTGACAGCCAGTGAAACAGGCAATATTTCATTACATTATTCGCCTAAAGAGGCTTTTGTCCTTGTTAATTTTCCTGTCCTTCAGACTGTGTATGTCTTTGATACCAGGTTTCCTCTCCAAGATGGTTCATACAGAGCTACCACTTGGTCTAGTATGTCACCATTACGGTTTACTAATTTGGTGGATGACACTATTTACATTGGAAACGCAACTGGCATTGCTGAGTATGATAGCTATACAGACGGGACAGGCTCATATCAATTAAGTTACTTCTCGCACCCTCTGGCATTTGGGGATAGCTCTATTCTTAAATTTTTAAAGAAAGTTAACTTAACTACTTTTGATGGCTCTGAAGCCACAGTTGTGTTGAACTGGGCTTACGATTATTCAAATGCTTATAAAAAACAAGCATACGTTTTACCTGCTAATAACGCAGCACAATATAATATATCTGAGTTTAACACTACGGCTGAATACTCTAGCTCATTAAGTTTAATTAACAGACAGAAAATTAATACTTCTGGCTCTGGAGCTGTTGTGTCCGTAGGAGTAGAAACAACTGTGAACGGCAAATCTATTGCTATTCAACAATTTAACATTCATGCACTACTTGGAAGGATTGTCTAATGACTGACTATACAAAGACAACAAACTTTGCTGCCAAGGATTCTCTGGTGTCAGGAAATCCTGCCAAAGTGGTAAAGGGAACCGAAGTGAACACGGAATTTGATAACATAGCAACAGCCGTATCTACTAAGGCTAATCTAGCTGCCCCAACATTTACTGGGACAACAACTGCTGCAAACCTCACGGTGTCAGGAACATTTACTGGCACTATTGATGGAGGTACTTACTAATGACACATATATTAGGTTTAGAACACAGTTTGGGTGGCGTGGCTAATCAAGCTATGGATTTTTTTGGATTAGGCTCTGGCGGTAATGGTTTTTTTGGAAGCCCTGGGGCTGGACTTATAGGAGCCATAGGTCAAGGTGTTTTAACCGGAAAAGGTATTAAAGACATAGACAAAGCCCGTGAAACAGCCAACATATTTTTTGGTGGTCAGTCTCAGTTACCTACTGCTGAAGGCGGTTTGCTAGGTGAAGTATCAAGGCAGTCTCAGTTTAAACCATTTACGGTTACTGGCACTAACGTCTATGGTCAGCCTTCTGCTGCGAGTATATCTCAAACAGGTACTGAGTTAGCTTTAAGCCCTGAAGAAGCTGCATTACAAAGGTCTTTAACTGGTTTTGGGCAACAGGCTTTTGATTTTTTAGGCGACCCAGCACAAAGAGAGCAAGAACAGTCTGCTTTGATAGGTATGTTGACTCAAGACCCTTCTCAAAGAGCTAGTAGAGAAGCTAACATATTCCAAAGACTAGAGGCTATGCAAGCTCCTGAAAGAGAAAGAGCTGGCCTTCAGTTAGAAGAAAGGCTGTTTAATCAAGGTAGAGGTGGTGTTCGTACTTCTATGTTTGGAGGTACTCCTGAACAACTAGCACTTAACAAAGCTATTCAGGAACAACGCGCTGGGTCTGCTATATCTGCTATGGAACAAGCTAGAGCTGAACAAGCCCTACAGTCTCAACAGACTCTAGCGGGTTTGGGTGAGTTTGCAAACAGAATGGGTTTAGCAGGAGAGCTGGGATTAAGGGCTATACCTACAGCTTACACCCCGCAGCAAGAGCTTTTAAGGACGTTAACTCCACAACTAGAGGCTTCACGCCTAGCATCCACTTTACAGTCCACTGGGCTAGGCTTAGGGGCTGGTTTGGCAGAATCTGCAATAGAGTCCCAGTTGGGATTTGAAGGGCTTAGAAACGCTCTGAGACAGCAGCAGTACCAAGGTTTGTATGACTTATTAAAGTCTGAAAAATCGGGTCAATCCGAGCCTGAAGGCACTCGTGTTGTAATGAGTGACGGAAGTGTAGTTTATTTATAGGAGCTAGTAATGGCAATTAACATACAATCTTTATTCAGCGACCTTATTGAGACTCCTGCCCAAAGTCAAGAACGTATGCTTGGTGAAGGAATACTCAGGGGACGAGAGTTAACTGGCGGTCTTACAGGACTGGCTAGGACTCAGGCTCCTCTAGTATCTGCCCTATCTATGCAGATGCCCCAACGACAAGAAGCACTCCGTAGGGGTGTTGGTGGAATGCTGGGCTTAGACGTTAGAACTGAGTCTGAGAAGGTTCAGGAAGCCCTTCAGGGTGTAGACCCCAATGACCCGCAAAGTCTCCTCCAGGCTGCACAAGCTGTAGGTAATCTAGGATTAGGGACTCAATCTGCTCAAATGAGAGCTATGGCTGCTGATGTAACTAGACAAAAACAAGCAGACTTGATGGCTCAACAAGACTTTGCAATGCGTCAGGCAAAAGATATTCAGAATATTTCTGAGTCCCAACAAAGAGAGCTGTCGGCTGTTCAGAATAGATTGTTAGCGCAACAAAGAATAGGCCAAGAGTTAACGTCTTTTGAATTTGAGCAAAGACTTAACGACATAAATCTTGAAGAGGCTGAAATTAGATTAGAGCAGCTTAAAGAAGGTGGCTCAGTAGACGAGATATTTGGAGGGCAAAAAATACTTCCTAATGGAACTATTTACTATGCTTCTAAATCTGGAGACACGATAGTAAAAGACATAAATGGAAATGTTCTTACAGGAGAAGAGGCCAGAGTTTCTTTGGATGAAGGCCATGAATTGGAAACAGAGCAGCAAAGAAAAATTTATCAAGCAAGAAGACTTGGTACTGCGGCGGGAACAATTGCAGCAGATTCATTTGAACAAATTGGCACTAATAGGGCTATGTTATCTAATCTTAGAGAGGCCGCAAGACTTGTTGAAGAGGGTGCAGCCACTACAGACCTAGAGGCTTTTTTGACCCCATTAAATCAAGCTACAAACTTCTTAAAACAGATTACTGGACAGCTTACTTTAGACCAGCTTAGTCAAGTTACCATGGGAGCTTTAAGCGAGAAAGAGCTTGAACTTCTTCAAGCAACTGCGGCTCCAAGTGGATTTGATAAGCCTGCAATTATCCAATGGTATAAAGATAAAGCTGCCGCTACAGAAAAAGCTCTTGGTGTTTTGGAGCAACAAGCTGTTTATTTTAGTCAGCCTGGAGCAAATCCTGGAGAGTGGATTAAAATTCAAAAACAAGTAAGAGAAAGCCAAACTCAAGCTGCTCCAGGGCCGAATGCTGATAAGGTAAGAAATTCAGCACTAGCTAAGGTATTAGGAACAGATACACCTTCAGAAACAAAACCAGTAGACACTGACGAAGCGGCTTTAGAAGCGGCAAGACAAGAAATTCTTAGAGGTAGATAAGATGTCTGATAATTTACTGCAAGTAGCTAGAGACATACCAGAAAGGTATGTTCGTGAGCTTTCTACTGAGGATTTGAACGCTATATCGGATGGGAGAGATAATGATGTCTCTATGTCTGGTCTTCAAATACTTATGAAGGGTAAAGAAGATTTAGGTATTGGAGAGCTTCTTGATATTGGTGGTGCTGTTGCTGGTGCTGGTACTGGCGCAGCCATAGGTTCTGCTTTTGGCCCTGTTGGAACAGTTGTTGGTGGAGTTATTGGTGGAGCAGTTGGGACTTTTGCGGGAGAAGCTGCTGAAGACGTAATAGCCGACAGAGAAGTTCAGTTGGGATTTCAAGAAGGCGGTGCCGCAAGAGAGGCCGCTATTGGTGCTGTATTTGATACTGTTACTTTAGGCGTAGGTAGGGGCATAAGAGCATATCGTGGATACAGAGCAGCAAATCCTAGTTTATCTGAGATGGGCAAAGAGTTTAAGCCCGTTTTAGATGTTATGGATGCTGCGCCAGATAGCCCAGCAGCACTAGCGCAAGCCCAAGAGTTTTCGTTGAGGTCTGGTGGCCCTTCATTGTCTCCTATAGCTACAGAGTCTGCTTCAATGCTAACTCAAATTGGTAGAGAGCTTGGAGAGATGGGTATCTTTTCTTCAAAATATTACGATGAAGATATAGCAAAACAAAAAGATGCTGTTTTAGATGCTTTTACTTCTTTTTCAAATCAGGGTGTAGCAAGAACGCAAACAGAACTTGGGAAAGAGTTTATAACCCTAAAGTCTGCTGCTGACAAAGCAATGCACACTGTTTACGGCAGTCAGCTTGATACTCTTAAAGAACTAAAGTCAGCAAGAAGCTGGGTAACGGTTGAGCCTATTGTTAAGAATTTAAGAAAGTTTTCCAAAAAATACGAGTCTACTCTCTTCAA